ATTACTAATCAACCCACTTCCTCCTGCAAGACCTCCTCCAAAAAATCCCCCGACTTCACTTGCAGCATCTATATTTTCAAATTGTTTTTTCATTGCAGCAGCTGCTACTGCATTTTTTTGCATTATTTGTGGGAGTGAATCTAATAAGCTCTTTATCTCTTCAATACCAGGTATCATAACATCCAATTGATTTAATAAATCTTGGAATCCTTGTTCCGTATTGATTATATTATCTTGAAATGATTCTGCAGAAATTTGTCCTCTTTTAAGTTGCTTTTCTAGTCCATTTAATACTACTGGGAAATTTTTATAAGTATCCAATGCTTCAATAATAATATCTCTTTGATGTCCTTGTATATCTGTATTATTATTTAAAATCGATGTTATACCATTATATTGTGCTTTTGTTTTGTCAACAATTGCTTCTAATGATTTTGCTTGTACACTTTGACGGCCATATTCATTTGTAATACTAGCTTGCAACCCTTCCAATTCACCAAAGCTATCAACATAATCGGTTAGTTCGGATTTTAATGCTTTTATTTTTTTCTTTTGGTCTTCGAATCCAGCATTTGCAATTCTTATATTAGTTTGTAGTTCAGAATATCCACCATTAAATTCTTCTAATAATTTAGTTAATTGCTTTTCATATTTAATTCTATCTTGCGCCGAAGTGGTGGCTAGTCTTGACTTTGCATTAATTTTATCGTATTGCTCACTTATTTTTGTAAGCTCTGCTCTTTCTTTAGCATATCCTCTTAAAATTTCTTGTTGTTCTGGTAGGGCCTCTCTTGCAGTCTGTTTAAAGGCTTTACCGGTTGTACCTTTAGCCATTAGTAGTTTTTATTTAATACTTTATCTATTTCAGTTGTATCTAAACCCTTTTTTTCTAAACTATGTTTAATATTAACTAAAGACCTATCCATTGTACTATTCCAATCAGACCACTTATCTGCTAATTCTGGATTTATTTTTCTCATTTTTTTAATAAAATCTAATTCTTTTTTTTCCGATTTGGATTTTAAAAATGATTTAAATAATTTATCAAATAAATTTAATTCAACTAATGTTTTTTTTGACATGGAAATGATTTAGTATAAATATTACTTTCTTGATGTTTTTGATGAATTACTTTTTTTAGATGCATTTTCAATTGACTTTTTTTCTATGTCTTTTGTTTTTAATAATTCCCTCCAATAAAATTCTCTTAATTTTATGGGCATGTAGTATAAATCTTGCCAGTTGAATCCACCATTTGCAAAATAAATCATTTGAAATATTTTCTCATGTAAAACTACGGAATAATTAGTCGGCAGGGTAAAAAAAGTTCAACCCAAATGGTATACGAAGTGCCTCCGATTCACCGTCTGAATGTGTAAAATCATATGTTAAATCTAAATCAGGAGTAATTTCTTTCATATATTTTCTCAATCCCCTACTATCTCCTGCTAATAATTGATTTGTAACAAAATTACTAATGTGTCCCACTTCTCTATTTCCGTTAACTTCTATTATAATTCTCCTATATCTTGTAGTGATTTCATTTCCCTGTTTAGTTATTTTTTCAGTAGCTTCTACATCTTTATTTATTGCCAATTCATCACCATGTGTTAATAATTTGAACTTAATAGGTGTTTTTGAAACGGGTAAAACAAAATCATACTCATTTTGTCTATTTAATAATGATTCATCAATTTCTTTTATTTGTATTTTTGATAAATCTATATTAGTTTCAATTTCTTCACCTGTTATATTATCTTTTACCATAATTTGATAATCTGGTCCAAATGCTAACATTCTACTTGTAACCAATATTGCATTTTTATCACCAATAAGTAAATCATTAATGTTTACTCCAGGTTCAACTACGATAGATTCTAATAACTTATCTAATTGAATACCTTTACGGATTAAATTAGTAGAAGTAAGAATATCTTCTTCTTTTGCCGTCATTAACTTAATTGTAATTTCTCCTTTAGATAGTGGAGATGATTCAGGATAACATAATCCTTTAGATGGTAAACTAATAACCTCTGTTGGGAATGGGTATGATTTTTGTCCTTGTTGTTGAAATCCACCTAATCCTCTTGTAACTTGTTGTTCAATGTTTTGTTCCATAATATAACTTTTGTCTTTATTATATATATTATGTTTTTCAAAAAATAAAAAAAGGATACTTTGTGGGTATCCTTTTCTGTTATAATGTTAATATGATTAGTATTCTAAAATAGCGTAATCATATGCTAAAGTTAATGTGATTGAAACTGGGTCAGTTGAATTTGACCAATCCATTTCACCAAAGTTAGCTGAAGTAATAAATGCACCTTCTAAAGTCCATTCTTCTACTTTATCTCCTACTGGACCTAATGCGAAAAATTTGATTCTTTTTTTGTAGAATGCAGCGTATCCATCTCTACCTGTGATTGACTCATGTGATAAACGAACCCAATCCATTACTTGTTGTGCTCCGGATGGTGTAATTGGGTCATATAAAGTGATTTCTATGTCATCCCAATTTGTTTTACCCTTTATCTTTCTCTTTATGTTGATATGGTCTAATTCCACTACCTCAGATGTAACAGTCGGTCTTTGTACTGTTTTGATAATGTACGATTCGATACCATTAATTTCCATAATAAATCTGTTTGCCAATTTCGGCTCAAAATTCTTATAAAACATCTTATCAAATCCTAATATTTCTGGCATTTCTTTTTATTTTTATTGTTCTATTATAAATATCTGTTTTTTAAATTATCCGTTAAATGTTGCTCCAGTTGGTAAAATGTTGAAATCAATTTGAATGAATTCAGCCGTTTTAGTTGGTTGTAAAAAGATAGCACCTTTTAAGATGTTTCTATCAATTACATCCGGAGTATTATTTGTTTCGTCCATTACAACTCTGAAAGCGTATAAACCTTGTCTTTGTTGAATAGAATCCAAATAAGGATTAACGATGTTTAAAAATGTGTTTCTTGTTGTTGAAGTATTTTGTTCGAATACTAAGAATCTAGAAGTAGATGCGATATACTTTCTAACAGTCAATAATAATCTTCTTACATTAATTCTATCTAATGCAGATGGTTTATCTTGTAATGTCTTTTGTCCGAATACTACGATACCTTGTCCTGGAAACTGAACGATTGGATTTACCTTTCCTTCATATAGAGTATCTTTTTCAGATTGACTTAATCTATTCAATACACTAACTGCTCCTACTAATCCACCTCTATTCAAACCTGCTGGTGCGAACCATTCAGCTGCGATTCTATCGTTTGCTGCGAATACACCTGGAAGTAATACTGATGGTGGAACTGTGATTAATTTGTTTGTGTTTATATCGATTGTTTTAATCCAAGGATAGTAAGTACCAACATAGTTAGAATCGATAGATGCAGCTGCTATTGTAGCTTGGCCAATTGAATCTCCTGCAGTTGTACCATCCATAATATAGAAACAATCACTTCTTTGTTCACATAAGTCAATTACTGCAGTTGAAATGTAAGAATGTAATCTTTGTACAACACCTGGAGTTACAATCATATTGATATCAAATTCATCAGCGTTAGATAATGCGTTAATTGCTTTCATATATGCAACCGAACCACTTGATGTAGAATTTGTTAAATCGAAACCTTGTGAGTTTCCAGTTGTAATATCACTACCTAAATTAGATACAGTTGCAGGATTCATACCATCAAATCCTTCTTGAAATGCTACAACGAATTGTGCTAAAGAAGAACCTACTGATAATGTACCACCATTTGCTGCGTCCAATCCAAATACTGAATTAGAACCTACACCTGCTCCTGTTGGAATTGCTTTTAAGTAGATTGAATTATCCGTATTAAAATCTAAATCGATACCACCATTTTGTGTTGCTGATGCAGTTACAAATGTTACAGCTGGAACTAATGCTCCAATTGCTGCAGATGCAGAGATTGGTAAAGTGTAAGCCGAATGTCCAAATGGAACCGATTGTACCGGTGCATTATAATTTAAATTTGCAATTCTAACATATTTAGAATTATTTACCCAATCACCAGTTTCAGTTATTTTACCCAAAGAATCAATACTTCTTTTTCTATCACCGATTACTCTACTAATAAAGTTTGG